GTCGGCGTCGTTAGAGTTCCGTTCGACTGGTAGTACTGAGGGTACATGTCGGCAAAGCATGAGGTGTACCAGTTCGACCCGCCGACACACACGCTCACTTTCCAGTCAGCGCCAGGGATGACGTTGATTTCTACGCGTGCGTCGCCAGCGCCAGCGTCAGGGCCGCCGTAGGTCGCATATCCAGCCATTGTGGGACGAAGTATCTTAGTCGCCGCAACGCCCGCAGTGATTGTTTCCCACTGAACCTGTACGCCGCTATCCGTCGTCAGTACCCAGTAGTCGGATGGGTCTACGCCGTCCGCGTTTTGAGTGAAGTCGTTCAGCGTCCATGAGTCTATAATCTGTCCTACGTTCGGATCAGTCGGCGGATTACATGCCGATGGAAACAGGGCCTTAAAGATGTAGGCCCCGTTCGAGAGATTCATTGCTCCGTTACTGCCGATGTAGATCTTAGAGCACACGCCGCTAGGCGCTCGCAGGAAGAGCTTGTTAACGTGGCCAGTGCTCGCGAAGCTCGATACCTGTGCCGGCGTGTTCGCCGTCAGCGTGTAAAGTCCGCCGTTGACGGTTTGTCCATGGAGCGATACCGCTGATAGAAATAGCACGACGGGCAATACCGCCGCGCGAAGATACGCGCATTTGATAGTCTGCAAGTGAATTACCTTTCTTGATTGGTTTGGTAGTTCGGCCAGCCTCGCGGCTGGGCCTTTCTTGCGGACGGTGCTAGCAACACTGTCCGCAGGACTATTAGACTACGACATACCGTATGCGGTAAAGCTAAGATTAATCCGAGCCGGATTTCTCTAGTCTGCCGAATGATGTTTTATCCTTCGGCCACCGTGTAGGCTTCTCATTGCCTTGGCTACTTCCATGCCGATAGCATTCCTGCTTATAGCTTTCGGTATCTTGTCGTCCCGTAGCAGGTTCGCGTGCAAGTCTACCTTGCATGTCGCGCATTGAAACGTCCACGGGCGCATATCATCTCTGCGCTTAGCCAGGAAGGGCGCGAGACATTCGCTGCAAAACGCTGGACGCTTGAGGACTTGCTTACTTCTCGCCATAGAGTTCGTTTTCCGCATCGTCACGCCAGGATTGCCGCTCGCACTCGTATATCTTGTCCCACGCGATACGCGGAAAGGTTTCTGCGAATAATCTCCGCGCCTCAGCGTCGATCCGTGCTGCGCCGCACTTCGAACATAACAAGCCAAACTCAATAGGCCTTTTACAGTCTTGGCACGCCTTCATTGCGATAAGTCCCTTATCGTGCGTATTTGGCCATCAGAAAACGCGCCGGTGAACGCTCGCACTTCCTGCGACGATCTCACGCGCTCAACAAACGTGATGCCGTGGTAGATGCGATGCCGTACGGACATGAGACAATTCCCGAGCCGATTTTCTCCGCGCCATTTTGTCTTATCGAGAATGTCATTATCAGTGAGCGCCAGCCCAGCGCCCCAGATCGTGTCAGATGCCGAGGCCTCTACAAGTTCGGTGCCCATCGTCGCGATAAGCATCGACTCAAGCGGCGGATTCTGCCGGAATTTCTCGTACAGCCCGGCCGTCATGATCGCTTCGGCGCGCGTGTGCCATATCGCCTCATTGAAATTCTTGACGCGCCGGCCGATTACCTTCTGTGCGCGCGGATGATCGGTTGCGAGGATCTCGGATGCGGCGGCCTCGTCTTTGAAGAGCTTCGCCTCCGCGTACATGAGGTATTGTTCGGCGCAATTGAAGCGCACGCCGCGTACCTCGAAGCGGCAGCGGTACCAGTTCGAGAGAAAGTCGTCTTCGCCGTAGAAGAGCGTTAGACTGTTTACGACTCGCATCATTGCCTCGTGTTTACCAGGGTGTCAAGCTGAGCGAGAGTGAGGCATTCAAGCTCGGAATCCTCTTCGAGTGAGAAACCAAGTGCTTCGGCTTTCTCTAAGAGATCGCATATCTCTTCACTCGTGTAAATTTTGTCGCGATCCATTCCGTTTACGACTCGCATATGTCGAAGTCGCTAGCCGTCACGTGAGCGCCAACGCAAAACAACTTTGTGTTAGGTACCTGCCTACCGGCAAGCACGGTTCGGTAAAAGAGTCTTTCTGAATAACCTCGTATGCAATGACGCATTAGCGTCACAAATACGGTATCTCTTCCGGCGCGTGCTTCGCGTCGGCAGACGATCTGAATGTACTTCAGCCGCTGTCGGTTGAGGCTGGGATATTGCTGCCTCAGATGCTTGATTGTCGGTATTATCATTGACTCTCATACCTCATGCCGTTTGTCGCGCGCATTGCGGCGCGTTGGGGCGGCTTGCGATAAATTCGGTTCGCGTCGTTCATTACTTGCTGTGTGAAGTTGTGCGACTTAAGCAGATACGGCGCCAGCACTGGCGACATTGATGCAAAGTAGCGGCTCAGACGAGAGTTGCGCTCAATACCTCGAATAATGCGCTGCACGCGCTTTAGTAAACGTCGGTTATAAGCATAGCCGAACTGCTGCCGCAACGCCGGCATGGGTACGTATTTAGGCTGATGTGACGCCATACGGTATAGCGTAGCATTCTCATACTTGCCAAGCTGCCCATTCATCCCACAATTTAACAAGTACGTCCCCGTGACATGCCTGTGGGCGACACCAACAGCCTAGCCGCTTTCCTGTGAGCTTTGGTAGCCATGCGATTACCTTGTTATTGTGCCGTGCCCATGCCTCATAGCGCCGAAGTGTGACGCCCCTAGCCTCACCATGAATTAGCTTGAACGGATTGCCGAGGCCGCAATCGCGTAAGCCGTAACGCGGCATGTCGCGTCCGATGTAAACATCGCATGGATCGAACTTGACGTTAACGACAACCGGTCTAATCAGTGTCATGCGACCGAGGAGTACTCCCTCTTTACGCGCCATCCGACGTTGCCAGAGTGCGGCACCCTGTTATGAATGTCGAGCGAGCTATGCCGCTTTTGTGGGTACGGTCTCGATGTGAACTTGACGCGACAGGTTTTGCATTCGTAATACCATGCCGTACAGCCGTTACCACGACGCGCGAGGAATGGCCGCAGGCATTGCTTGCAGAACATCGGGCGTGCAAGTACACGCCGAGTCATGGCTCGATCTCTGGCTTCTTTGGAGTAGCAATCGACAGGATCGCAACCTCTACCGGTTTCGCCCAGCGTTTAGCGGCCATCGCGTCAAATGCTAGTGCAACCGCACCTTGGATAAGCTCGCACGATTGGCGAGACTCCGAGCGGAAGATCTCGCGGAAATCGTCATTGCTATCAAGCGGACGCACGCCTACCCAATGGATCGGCGCGAGCGCTGGCGCTTGGTGATACGTCGCCTCGTTTCCGGCGCGCCACTGGCACTGTAGTCGCCCTACCTCTTTCTCTGCGGTCATGGCATTGCCTCGGTGCTGACGATAGTTACACTGTCGTGCATTTCCAGCGAATACAACCACGTCGCCTTTTCGCGCGGTGTTAGGCGCTGCTTATCCATGTCGTACGCGGGCGTGCTGCTCAGGCTCTCGTCAAGCTCGAACGTGACGACGAAGCGCTTGCGCGGAGTCGGAGCGACGCCCTTATAAAGCCACGAATTCGGACAGGCTTCGGGAGTTCTGCCGCAAATCGGGCATCGACCATCCGGCGTCAGTGCTCTATGATAAGTCGCCTCGTCTACTTCAGCATCGGCCTGAGTTTCCATGGTTTCGCCCTCTCCTTGTGCTCTAACCAGATCCCGTGCAAGAAAGCTAACACGTGCTCCTGGTCTTCTAATCCGTCGTAAGTCCTGCATTTTCCGTCAGCTTCGACAAGCACGCAATGCGAGTGCCGGCCCACCACACAGCGGATCGTAAGCGGATGTTCCTTTACCTCTACCGCGTCCCTCGCGTGCGTGTTACGTGCGCGCGTTGCGCGCGTTGCGCGTGATGCGTCCGGAAACGTGGATACCCCACACCCGTCTCGCCATTTGTCGATTAACCCATCAGCGGTAGCCGTTGACGGCACGCTCTCATCCTCGTAGCAGTAGCTGTGAACCGCATCAACTAGCGCCCGCAGCTCGGCGCGGGTAACGATCCACTTATTGCCGGTGCCGACGCTCTCGCGCCTACCCATTGCCTCATTGCGCGCGTCTCTTAATAGCCGCTCTCGATTCCACGTCCGGTTAATCTCGTCCGCGCTCGCGCCTTCGTAGCAATCGCAACCGATGTGCCCGCACACGCCCTCAGGATGCCATTTTGAGTTAGCCATTCATTACCACCTTGATAGGTTCGACGTATCCGAATGGACTCCAGCGCTCTGCGAACCGCTCAGCCTGTCCTTTATTCTCAAAGAAAGCAACCATCCTTTTAGGCCCTAGGTCGAGCTTTTCTGGGCCAGGGTAAACGGCGTGCCAAGTTTCGACACGTTCACCCTCTTTTAGATATCGGAAGCCTACGCCACAGGAACACGTAAACGCTCGCTCGAATCCGAAACCCCACTCCCTACTTTGCACCGGCGCGAAGCATCTGCTACATACAGGCCCGCGATACCGTGAACACGTCTCGCTATGGCCGCCGCGTATATCTCGCTCGCACTCTTCGCACTTGAGGCTCATATAATCTCCAGCTTGAAAGCTTTCATAAGGCATCAGCCTTGATTTTGGATCGTGAGGAAACGTTTTGACTGATGCCGTCCGATACTCGCTGTTTATCGCGGTGCCCTCAATCCTCTTCGTCCGCGCCCATGTCTTGAAGTCGTTTCGCGCATATCTCTTCAACGCGCCGCAACGCTTCTTGGTAGTCTTTTATCGAGAGCATCGCCGTGAGGCCCTCAACATCCGCAATAAAGCGCTCAACGGCGCTCTCTATCGTGGCATCAGCCATTACCCTACTTCGAGAAACTTGCTCGTCACCAGCGGTAGCTCATCGCCGCTCAGTGGCGCGTCTATGATCTGTACGCCGTACTGAGCCTTCATGATTATTCGCAGATTCGTCGCTTGAACCGCGCTCAGCGCAAGTACCGTGCCGGTGCTTAGTTGAATCGTATTCTCAGGCGTTACCTCTACGATCCGATCCAGCCGTACGTGGCGGCCGCCGAACTCAATGAAAATCTGTTTGAACATTTTGGAAGTCCTACTATATACGGTATACCATGCGCTTACTTGCCGAAGACTCTCACGGAAACCGCTATTGAGGCCCACGTGCCAAGCACCGATCCGGCTATATAGGCAACTTGGTTAATCCAGCCGTCATCCGACTTCGCTATCCGGCGAATGACGGTGAAATTTAGTGCCGCCGTCAGAGCGTCAAGGCTTAGAGTCCACGGCACGTTAGCCTGTGCTAGCGCCCTGATCCCCATATTGACGATGAAATAGGAAAGAAGCTGAACTCCGAAAAACACGGTAGCGCTCTTCATGGCTAGGCCGCTATTAATTCCTCTTCTCGCCGCTCGCGGACGAGACGCGCCTCAAGAGATGCCGCAAGAGTGACGAGTGCGTATCCTGCCACAAGCGGAACGACTCCGTTTCCACCGGCTCGAAGGCGCTCCACCCTATCGGCCATCCCATAAGCCAATCCACAAAGTTTGGATTGAGTCTCCATTTCAGCTTCGCTAATTGCAGGCGCGAGTAAGGGCTGAGCTTCGAGGACTGATTGCCATCTTTCGGCGTCTGCTGGCCCCGGAGGGAACGGTCCCACAGCGTCACCGCATACTCGTTCAACGGTCTGCTGTTGCGCTCTGCTGTTTTGTTCGAGCATTGACCGTCCCGAAAGTCTCTCGCCGAAGGAGTCGGCCAACTCGATACAGCCGCTTGCAAGTTTTCGCCACCCTCGCGCCCATTTGTTCCCGCGCCAGTCGTCATGTTGCTGGTCGGTATCGGCCAATGCTCCGCTACGTTCTCTAGTCCGACTTGAACTTTCCCGTGTGCTGTCTTGCCTTTTGCCGCTGTGGCTTCCGGTGATGTGCGGAGCACCGATTTCTTCCGCGCTAAACAGTCCCGCCTCAACTTCGTAGCCCATTCCTTGTAACTCTGCGGCGACTTCGTAGAATCCAAGGTTAAGGTGGTTGCCGACGTTTTCGAAAAAACACCAAGCAGGCTCAGTCTCTCGGACGATTCGAGCAACGTGAGGCCATAAATGCCGTGGATCTTCGGCCCCTTTCCGTTTCCCAGCAACGGAGAACGGCTGGCACGGATATCCGCCAATGACGCAATCCACAATTCCACGCCACGGCTTGCCGTCGAAGGTCTTAAGATTCGTCCATATAGGCGCTGAAGCCAAGGCGTTCTCTTCCATGCGCTCTGCCAATACTTCGCAGCACGCGGCCTCGATCTCCACATAGCAGACCGTTCTAGCAGTTGGTATCGCGAGGCTGACTCCGAGATCCAGTCCTCCATCTCCGCTACAGAGTGACAGTACGTTGATGGTACGTGTATCCACACCTACTCGTCACCTTTCAGCGCGTTAACTTCACGGCCCGCGATAAACCGCCCCGTCTGCGAACTGAGCGATTGCGCAAATTGCTGCGACGCTTGCTGTTGAGCCTGAGCCTGTCGCTCCGACTTTGTAGGCGCGTCTTCAATCTCCTTCTCAATCTGCTTTTGTTCTTCCGGAGTAGTCCCTCGGTAGAACTTTCGCGCCGCGCGCTTAAAGAGCACCTTTTCGAGCGTGTCGCTAGGCACGTTGAGATCGGTAGCAAGCTGGATATTTGCGATCTCGTCCGTTGTGTCCTCGTCCTCTTGCTCAAGGCCCTGCACGGCGCACGTGACGAGCTTGTCTCCGCGCGCGTCCGATATATCGCGCATCACGTTCGCGATTATGCCTTCAAGGATCACGGCCAAGCCGCCCATTACGTCAGCGGCCGGCATCATGTCGGCTTTCTTCGATTCGCCGCTCTGCGACGACGCGGTGTTAGACGTGTTCTTGCCTTGCGCCATCAGATAGCACGAGCGGTAAATTTCCTCGCGAAGTGAGTCAAGCCGCTTTTGCGACGCATCGTAACTGACGCCGCTTGATTCCGCAAACTTGAAATCGCCGTTTGCCGGCACCTGTACATAGGTCGTCTCACCTATTTGTGGGTCTGTCTCAAAGTCGCCTTTAATGACCGGTACCGGAAGGTTGCCCATATTGAGTGCCCAGCCGTAGGTGTTGTCCTGATTTAGATGAGCTATCAGTTGGGGATAACACGCATCGGCTAACCACAGCGCGCCCGGTATCTCGCCTACTCTAACGGGCACACGGCCGAAGTCACTTAGGGCATGCTTGCCGCTATTGACAAGCTGGGCCTTGCGTTCGCTGTTATCCGAGTCGTCCTCTTCGTGCTCTGCCTGATATACGCGGAACTCGCTCCGGTCGAAGTAGTACCACTTGTCGTATATCTTGGCATCCTGGCCAAACACGCGCTGCGCCTCTACGGTTCGGAACACGATCCACAGCAAATTGCCCGCCTCGTCTGTATCCCAGTTGATCGCGTCGCGCGCCTTAAACATGACTAGGTACGGGTCAGTTTGTCCGGATATCTTCTGTTCGGCGGCCGAGCGAAAATCGCTAGGATCAAACGATTGCATGTCGGTCAAGATATAGACCTTTTGAAAGCAGAGCATGTCTCTCAATATGTCCTGAGCAAAATCCTGCAATCGTTCGCCGCCCTGGTTGCAGTTCTTACCAAACTGCGTATACCAGTCGGCTTGCTGAGCGGCTAACTCAGCGCCATTATCCCGATAGAGAAACGACACCGGATCGCGAAACATGGCCGTCGTGTAATACCCAATCACGGCTTTGATTATGTTCTGATAGGTTGCGACCTTGCACCGCTCGGCGTATACGTCCTTCGGCTCGCGTGCTCGTTTAATCAGAAACTTTTCAGGAACGGCCTTAAACCGATAACCGCCTTCGTACAGTATCTCGATATCAGCGAGAGCTTTTTTGCGTTGCGTGTATTCCGGATGTTCGCTATCAAGCGATTTCGCATCCATGCCGAGCGTCTCAGTAGCATCGGCCAGTACCGATGGATTATCCATGCTATGCGCCTTCCCTTAATGACTTAATCTCGCCTTCGGCCGCCGTGAGTCGCAACTCGTGCCCTCGGAACATCTCTTGTACAAGCGGAACGCTTACGAACGATCCGTTAAGCAACTTGTAAAGATCCGCCTTATCACTTTCGCGCTCTCTCCGGTCTTGCTCCCTGAGCGCCGCCGCTTGTTCCAGAGTTTTTATATGTCGCTCTGCTGCTTTTGTTTCGGCTGCCGCCTGCGCCGCTTTAAGCGAGAGTGAAACGTAGCCAGCGACGCTGGCCGCCACTAGTGACACAAGGCTTACGACGGCGCCAATGATTCCCAGAACGATATTGCTTTCCTGCATTTACTCGACAACGGCGTAAGCGTTCGCCTTGTCCCCAGTGGCGTGATATTGAATCGTGAAGTTAGCCGGATTCAGACCGTCTTGACCCTCTGGTGATTTGATACAGAACTGACCACCAGGGTTAGCAGATGTGGGCGGATAAAGATCGGCTAATACGATACCAGTGCCGGTATCCTTTACCGACACATAGGACGAGTTGCCTGATGCCGCCTGAATAGCTATTTCAAATACAAACCCACTGGGTGTCAGTCCGCTCGCTACAGCACTGAGTGTGTTCGAGTCCGAACTCGAAGCGGCGATATGTTGCGCAAAAGGAATTACTTGCATTTACGAGCCTCTTTCTATAAAAAGAAAGGGCGGCCCGGTCACTACCGAGAGCCGCCCGATTTAGGGATGGACTTACGTCTAGTTGATGCTGACACAGCAACCGACGTTTTGAAACTAAAAAGCTACCGCCGCCGTTATTACGGCACCCGCTAGCCAGTAGACAGCGCGCCGAACGTCGCCGGAACATGCATACACGACACAAGCTCCTACTTGCTCCGCTATCATTAGCGCGGGGAAAACCCAGCGCCTATTCATCGCTTGAAATGCCAGGCTTGCTCTTGCCTCTCGGCACTCTTCGTGCCGTCAAAACGCCGCCCTTTGTCAAGAGCTTCGCCGCAAGCCGAAACATGCCGCGAACGATTGGCGATCTTTCTCTCTCGGCCGTCGCGTTCAAGTACAGAAATTCGCAAGCCTTACACTTCGTGCGCGGCTTACGCGCCGCGCTGTAGCGCGGATGTTTTTTACATATCATCGATTGTCACCTTCGCCTTGAATTACTCCGCGTTGCTCCCGGTCTTGCAGCTTGGCAAGGTTATAACCGGCTACGTCGGACAATTTAATATTGAGAGCGCTAGCAACGGCGCTCAGGTACCATAAAACGTCACCCATTTCCTTGACGATTTTTTGGTACATGTCTGGCGTCGTCTCGCCCTTGTGGTCGCGGTATACTTTCTTTACCTTTTCGAGTAGCTCCCCGGCTTCACCGTTGACGGCCGATGCCCACCAAAACAGCGCCGGTATCTCATCAGGCGGCGGCAGTGCCGTAGCTTGCGCCTTCGCCTGATACGCCTCGAATGTCACTAGTCCAAACTCCGCTAGACGCTCCGCTATTCTGTCGCTGTTAAGCGCGTGCACTTTCGGTTCCTTCCGCGCATTGCTTCTGCTTGTCTAGCTCCCATCCGTCGATGAGAAAGTCGCCAGACTCAACGGCTGGCGCGTCGGGATGCCGCCCGTAAATTGGCACACCATCCGTTTCTAATTGTTCAATTTGATGCTGGTCTATCATGCAGCTTTCTTGTCTACCTCATGCCTCAATTCGGCAAGCATTTTGCTTGACTCGATTAAGGTAAATGCCGCGCCCTGGCGCGCCGCCCGCGCGTACTTCGCGCCGAGCTTTTTTTGCGCTTTCTTTGCCGCCCTTCTCCGCTAGCTCGCATAGCTCGGTCGTTTTCTTGCGGCTGTCAAATACTCCGAGAGTGTAGCCGGCTCCAGGGCCTATCAATTGCGCGAGCCATAACATACGCGTTCCGTCACGGAGCGCACCCACGTAATAATGCACGCCCTCGACCGTTCTGCCGGCGCTTACTTCCGCGCCGTGCTCCCATCTCACGCGGCCTCAAAGAGCGTAGGCAGCACGGGTTTACCTATCTGCTCTTCGCATAATCTCTTAGCGCCGTAGCTAGTAAATGCGTCGCCGAGGCACTTATTAGCCTTCAGGTCGTACGCCATCCATCTATGCGAACCGCCAAATACGCGCTGAACCTCAAAGCGTCCACAGTCGCTTACGCTCACTCCGCTTCTATCTCGCCATTTAATAGCCATGTCTTCCCCTTTAGATGCCGAACGGCGTAGATCGCTCGCCGCCTCGAAGCGTTACCGGCGCTACGCGCGTTACCAGATAGCCGAGCGCATCGCTGATATGCGTACGCTTCGGATCTTTGCGCTTGTCGATGTCTGTCGATGAATTAACGGCCCATGCGACTTGCTCGAAGTCGGTAGCAAGCTCTTTGCAATGCGGCGCCATGAAAAGCCGGCGCTCTCCGCTTGCGTCACAAAGAGCGGTGTTTACTGCGTTAACTCTGGCGCGCACTGTTGGATTAGCGTCCGGCACATGCCACGTGACTCGATATCGTTCTGATCGCTTATTGAAGAAATCGCGTATCAGGCTGTAGTCGGATAGGTCGCCCGTCTTGCTCGATCCGCTATTTCCGGCAGCGTCGCCGTATATCCTTACGTCAATTTGCAGTTTGCCGCGCTTTTCTAATGGCTCTAGAATTCTACTGACACGCTCGTCAAATTCATTACACGTGGCTACCGTGTTCGAATCCGGAAGTACGATCTCGTCAAGCACACTGATTACCGGTCTATTCGTCGCGTCTGTTGACTGTTGCGCAATTACCGAACACATGCGGCGCACGTTGAAATCCATCGCCCAGCAAAGCGGCAAGCGCGGATTGTATTCTGCTGGCCTTACATTGCCGTTCGTCTCCTGAGCGCCACGGAACGCGTGATATACCATCCCGCTGAATAGGCTTAGATATTCGCCTAACACTTCTTGCCGGTACAAAAGCGGATCATACGAGCCCTTTAGGTTCTCGTAATAATCTTCCGGCAAGTACCTGTTTTCGAAAGGCTCGGCACGAATTCCGGTGTACTTGCCTGGATGCCCTTGCTTGATAAACCTGTCGTATACCCAGTCGAAGCCGTTAGCCGTCCATACCGCAATGCCGGCACGTAGCCTAGCCAGCGGATCTCTGAGGCGAGCTTCTAGCTTTTCCCATGATGCCTGTTTACAAAACGTAAGTTCGTCACACGCAAACCAAGCTAAGTTAGTACCTACGAGCCTGTGCGGGTGTTCGAGCGATCTGAAAATTACGCGTGATTTGCAGTCCGTAAGCGTAATCATCTTGCGCGACTTTCTGAGTGTGAACGGGATTTCGAATGTTTCAAGCACTTCCAAAAAAGTCAGCATGGTAACGTCTTCGAGCATTCGATACGTAGGCGCTCCCACCAGTCCTAGGCGGCCAGGATTGGCATATGCCAGCTTTAATGACTCACGCACGAGGGCCAAAGACTTGCCCGATCCAACTGGCCCGCTGAATCCCTTGTATCGCGTATCGCACTCGTGATAACGAAGCTGAGACGGCAAGGGCTCATATCCATCAGCCCATCTATGCTCAAATGACACTTTTGGTGCTAGTGACGGAAATTCCTCGATTAACTGCGCGTAGTCTGATCGCCAGTCGATTGAGTCGAATTCGGCATGTCCGAACTCTTCGATTTCTCGCTCTCTCTCGCCCATCGGTTTCTAAAACGCCTTTCAAGCATCCATGCCGCCGCTTGCCACGTGTCATTGGCGGCCTCTCCAACGATCCCTATATATTTAGCCTCAGACACGGCTAGTGCTGTTTTAACGGCATCGGCAAAATCCGTGTAAATGCTTTTTTGTCCGGCCTTGTCGTCGTCCCTTGCACGCTTGAGCCAGTCGTAGAATGTGGACTTAGGAACAGACGCTAACGCGATAGCTGTCTCAATAAAAGAGCAATTCTCGATAGCTCGGATGATAACCCTTTGCACTTCGTCTGTTAGTGACGTAGGACGGCCGCCAAAAAGCCGCTCTACATGCACTTCGTAATTGTTTTTGCGGTCTTTGTCACCGCTGTTATTAATCGGCTTACCTGGCCGTCGTTTCTTATGTCCCGGCATCGCTCGCCTCGGTCGCATAGTAATCCTCGGCCTGTGCTTGTGCTACGCGCATGGTTGCGCCGCGCGCTATGGGATCGTTGCTCGCGCCTTTCCAGTCAAGGCCGAGCCATACCGGGCCGTAGCGCTGAATGTAAAACCTTTCTTTTCCGGCTACCCGGCCGATACTATAATCGTTTCCGCCAGCCCATTCGATTGTGTTCATAAATTAAAATACAAAGAGCCCGAGGCGCTAAGCACCATCAGGCTCTTTGTGACAACGCACTACTCTACAGCGATGCTAGCTTGACTTACGGTAAATTGAAACTACAAAATCGGAAGCCGCCTATGTCAATCAGATAAGCGGCTTCCACTTAAGCGGGTTGATGCAGCTAAGGAGTAGAGCCGCCCCGATCCGCGCTGTAACCGCGCGCGAATATCTAGTTTTCCCTATTTGAGATCGGACAGATCATAAATTTTTTGCTTACGAAGATCGTCACGAATCTTGTCAACGGCGCGCGTGTAGAGCTTTTGCGCCCACGTATGCGAGCATCCGAGTATTTCGCCGATACCTTCGCGCGTGGCGCCGGTAAGGTAGAAACAAAGCGCCAGACGCTCTTCGTATTGGAGTCTTTCAATCGCGGCCTTGATAATCGCGCCGCGCTCTTGATTGAGTAAATCCGCCTCTTGCTGGTACTCGTAGACGGCCTCTGGATTAACCGATTTCTTACTTGTGCTCATGCTGCCTCTCGCAGCACAAGACCACCGCAGACAAGGCATACAGCCCCATCTGGCAAGTCATTGCTACCCTCAATCGGGCACTTACAATAGCGCCCGCCCGCTTGCTCCTCTTCGTCTGCGAAATGACTTCGGCGTCCGTTTCGTAGGTCCTCGAAGGTTAGGTCGTCGTCCCATTTTCGAAGCTCAAAAGTGCCCGCTCCGTCGTCCCTTATCGCTCGCTTAATTGCTGTTCTCGGATGTCCGTCTAAGACTTCGCTGTAATGGGCCTTTGTAATGCCCGTCACGATGTCTACCTTGACGCCCGAGCCGCTTTTCCGAAAGTCGGAGACTTTTAGATTTGACTTAAGACGCAGTTTTTCGCCGCGTGCGCCGGCGTTGATATGTTCTACTTTGCCGGTAGCTACAAGAGCTTGCACGTGTTCGCCTTTAACGAGACGAACAAACGCGCCGGACTTATCTACTAGCTTGAGATCGTGCATTGTTCAGAGCCGCGCGTTGCTTGACACGCGAATTTCTGAAACCACAATCTCAGCGAGAAAGTGCTAACAACCTACTGAATAGGAGTTAAGCCGTTGATAACTTAGGCGGAAACTTTTTTGCAGAACTACTGTGACCGTTAACCGTACACGGTTTATTGTTCACCGTATACCGTGTAAACGAAGCTATGAACGAGACTAGGCCGTCATTGAATTCATTAGCGTATGAGTTTTCGCGCTCTCGCGCCGCTTGCATCAAACGTCTCGGCGTTAGCTGTATCGAGGTTTTATCCCTCACGTGAGAATTATGTACCGCGCTCAGGCAGCGTGAAACCTCTTTGATCTAATCGGCCGGAGTCTATTCCATGGAATCGGCCATAAGTGCTTGTCCGTGCGCTCGTTAGGATCGATTTGAACGAGCGCCCAGCCCGCCGCTATCGGATGATCGCCTAACACGATACCCGTCAGGCCATGCAATAACCTGGCGCTTCCCTCATTTTTTATGGCTGTAACGATGACGCGCGTTAGCGGCTCTAGCCTGAAGTTGGCTAGCCTGTCTGTTTCGTATTCCACGCCCGGTACTCCCGACGCGACGATTTGCGAACGGGTAAGATGCGCTCGGCTTCGGCCGTCCGATACTCTTCGGCCGAAAGGCCCTTGGCTTCCGGATGGATGAGGCGCTGTAGCTCCGACGTGCGAGCATTGTCAACCGGTAACGCGAATAGCCGCCCCTGGCGCTCACAGGTGCACGGACGTGTCCTGCAATACTCACATGCGTGAACGCTCGGTACCAATACATCAGCCGCCCGTTGAGGCGAAGCTATTGGCGGCTCAGTTTTCGGCGGCGATGGGACTAGATATAGTTTCCGTGGCGCTTCCGTTTCGAGCATTCCCCTAAGCTCATCCTTGATCCCCATATCCGTCAATTAAAGAGATGGCGCAGGCGCATTTCACAATCGACGATCTGGGCCGCTCTGTGCGTATCTCCGTTGAGCGCCGTCCTTATAGCCTCGTAGCGCCTTTCCACTTGTTTGCTGACATTCCGGCGCGCCCTATTGAGATCGCAATCTATCTGGGCCGCGTGATACCGTTGAGCCGTCGCCGCGTCGTTTACGACCGCTAGGGTGTCCGGATCTACCTCGCCAGAGCGGGATTTAAATAGACCCACTCCATTTTTCATAAAAGCGGATGAATTTCGCATTTATATCTGAAAGTCTCTGTCTTATTGTTACACGCCATACGGTAAGCCGTGAAACCAAAAAAATGGCTCCCGAGATGAGCAGTCCCGGGAGCCAGGGAGCAAAGCGCGTGCTTACGCCAGTCCGCTTGCGATTGCACCTATGCGGCCATTGACGCCGTCGGGTTCTTTTTGGCTTCTCTTTCCGCCCTGCGTTGGCAAATTATGCACGCGTTAGCGTTGCCGCAAAACCAGCAAGCCGCTGCATTGATAGCCACTACCGTTCGCTTTGTGTTTTTTAATTTCTCCCTGACACGCCGAGTTTCCGTGCTGCCGTCGATGCGCCGCCGAAGCTTTGCGTATTCCGCTCGCGTCATAACCGTCTGAACCGTAAGGCCTTGACACACAATTGTGCGAACCTCTACCTTTCGTTTTACGAACGGCTTTTCGGTTCTCGCTATTTTCCACGCTTCATGCGCCCCTGGCTTGTCGCACACGTGCCCGCACTGCTGGCATTGCCAGATTTCGACGTTTGTTTTCCTGGTCGCTGATTTCTTTCGGCCCCGATATCGTACCCTACAAGCCGCTTGTTCAGTGTCCAGTTTTGCTTTGTTCCACATGATCGAAACAGTAATAAAGGCAATATTCCCACGGTTTAAACAGGAGTGCAATACCATTAATTCGGCTACTTTTGTGCTGTTTTACGGTTAAACGTAAGATGATTAAGGGTTTACGGTATACTGTAAAAATTATTCCGTCCGGTAAAAAATGCCTGCCAGGGAATCAGGCCGCAAGGCGCTCTAACCGGTACAGATCGTCACGGATCGCAAGCTCGAAGTCCTCGGCAATCTCCCACGGCGAGCCGCGCCGCCCCAATCGCCAGGGACACTCGGCGCCAACAGAATCTATCAGCCCTAAATAGTAATCCCATCCCTCGCCATATTCGACGCCCTTTAGGTTCCGAGCCTCAATGCCGAGGGCGATATTGTCGGCCGCTTTGATCGCCGGTTCTTCGTCGAGCGTGCATCCAAACTTGCGATAGATGGCGTCTTGAATCGGCCGGCAGATCGCCTCGTATGCCGCGCGAAATTCCGCCGAGACTCCGTGCTTGAGCGGCTGAATAAAGTCGCCGGTTACATACTCGTGCGCGTCATGTAGTTTGGCTTTTAGCTTTAGGGCGGCCGGCACGAAATGCGCGACTAATAGCGAGTGCTCCGCGATGCTGTAGAAGTGACTGACGGCGCCGGTAAACCGGCATTGATTTGAGAGATGGTGCGCGATGTCAGCGAGTCTGATCGCTTCCGGCTGGGGATCTAGCAGATAAAGGCGCACACCGGAAGGAAAGTTCTTTACCCACGGCTTGCCGTTATAGTCAAAGGGCATCAGGCGCGCCCTTCCGTGTGTGCGGTTATGTGTGCAATAAGCGCCGAATTGTCACAAAAACCGCCAAACGGCGACAAGCGCACCATAGCATTATCAATGGTTTGCGCTGGTGCCGTTAGTTTACCAAGGACGCGCTCTACCAACTGAGCTACAACGGCGCCGTTCTGATCGTTCCAAATGGTGGACAGGGAAGGATTCGAACCTTCGTACCTCGCAAGGAGGGACAGATTTACAGTCTGTTGGCTTTAACCACTCACCCACCTGTCCGGGGTCTCCCCGTCTTGTCGGACGGCGGCCAACGAGATGAGAATAGC